CCAGTTGAACCTGTTACAAATGATGGGTTATTTGAGAAATTGAATTCTCTATTGTTTGCTCTTACGAAATAATGAGATGTTGAAACGTTTTCAGTTCTACGAACTTGAAAGTCCATACCACCACTCAATGCCATTAATAATGCTACTGAACCGGTGTTATTACCACTTTTTTGGTGATAAACATCTTTTTGAGAATTAAGAGCCGGTGCTAATTTAATATCAACCGAAGAAGATAAGGCCGCTGGGTTTAATAATATAATTCCCATATCAGGATAGAATAAACCATATCCTTGTCCGTTTGGTGCGGTGTAATTTGCAATTGAAGCAGTAGCTGCAGTTCCGATATTTAATGAACCACTAACTAAATTGTAAACTCTACCTGCGGTTGTTACATTTTCGTCAGTTCCACCACTATCATCGATTAATGTGATACTTCTAACTGAACCTGATAAATCTATTGAGATATTTCCTGGGTCTAATCTTTCTTTGTATCTAGCTCTATTTACATTGATTGCGTAGAATGATGTCATATCAGCTGCTCCGGCAACTATACCAGCCGCAGAACTACTTAAATATATACTAAAATATGGGTCAGCTGAATCTAATAATACATTTTTATATTGATTATAAGTTGCTTTAGTTGGTGAAGTTGAATCATCATTTTGAGTCAACGTTGGTGCACCATAACCGAATGCATCTCCATATGCGATTGAAAATTGTACTTCCGAATCGGTTGCAGCTGCTAATCCATTATAAACATCTAAATAATATCTACCACTTGTAGATGCTACTTGCGTAGATGATGTATATGTTGCTTGTACATTTAAAGAACCCGTATCACCACTCCATATTCCAGAAGTTACGATTTCGGTTCTATTAGTTACTTTATCAATAGCTCCAAATTTCTTATAAATACCATTTGAAATGGTAGTTATATCCGAACTAATTTGTTCACCTTGACCTAAAAATTGGTTTACGATTCTAACTAATTCGTTAGTATCAACGGGAGTTCCTGCGGTGTTCGCTGCACCTGCTAAGTATTGTGATAAATTACTTGCTAAAAGGCTTCCTCTATTATCTCTTATTAATGCCATAGTTTAAATTATTGAACGTATGTTACGGTTACTGGAATTGTTTGTGAACCACCCGTTTCGTTACCATAAACAGTTATTGTTGTTCTGATAGTCGAAGTTAAAGATGGGTTTGGAATAAATTTAAATGATAATCCTTTTGCAATTGCTGCAGTTGCAGATACATCATCTCCGATAAATACAGGTACAGTTCCTACATCAGATGTTACACCTTCTCCTACGATATCACCTGCTGTTTTATTAGAAAGGATAATTGTATATCCTAAACTTCTATTTCCTGCTGGGGATGTAGTTGGTGATAATGAAACTTCACCACTTCTTTGATTTACTGCAATATTGGGAACACCAAATTCTACAACCGGAATACGAGTTGTATTTTTTGGTAATGTTACCAATTTGTATTTCATTACTTGTGTTTCATCGGGATTAGCTTCTAATACAGGCATATTTTTAATTGCTGCATCATAGTATGAAGAACCCAATGGGTGTGCTGGCTCATATAAAGAATAATCAATTTCATCATCTGCTAATGCAAATTGAGTAATGTTTAAACCTTGTCCAGCTGCCAGTTTTTCTCTACCCTTTTTTGTAAGGATTGCATCAACTGTTAATTCTGTATTACTTAAATATCCCATAGTGTTGTATTATATCGTTTGTTAATAAATATAGTTTTTATAAAAATTATTACTCAACTTCTAAAATTGGTTCAGAACTATCTCTACCAGTCTTATTAACTCGTAAAGTATTTGGATTAGATACAAATGTTTCAATAGGAGAACTACCATCTAAAGTAGTTGCTGCAGTATTTTTTGAACCTCTAAAGAAACTATTTTCTAATCCTCTTGTTAAATCCGAAGTGTTTCTATAATGCGTTGGTAAATATCCATTTACTCTCGTTACTTCAATTATACTACCAGTTCCAGCATTTATTACCTTTGAACCTACATATGGTTGAATGTTTAATTTAGTTTCAGTATACGTTTGAATATCAGGAACATAACCGCCTCTAGGGTCTCCTAAGCCTGTTAAAGAAGATGTTACAGCAAATTTAGTTACAATTCTTTGTTTTTGTTCTTTAATTAAATCTACTTTAACTCTTTGTTTAATACGTCTACCATTTTCATCAAAATATGTTCTAATAGCGTGTCCGTTTTCTGCGTAAATACCAAATCCTACATTTTCATAAGCACTTTGTCCAACAAATGTGTTCGTAGCATAAATATCAACTTCGGCTAAAATAGTAGCTTCACCTAATCCAGCATCAATTGTAACATCTTTTTGATATGATTCTCCTATTTGATTTAAATTATCATTTGGATTAATTAAACTATCTAATTGATACGATTCAGCAAATGTTTTATCTATTGAAGCTGTGTATATTGTACTATCGTATTGATTATTTTCTGCGGATAAATTTTCAGATAAATTACCATCAATAGTAGTTTCATATTGTTGATTTTCTGCTAAAAATATAGTAGTATCTGCAAAATGAATTGATGTTTCTTGTTGGTATTCTTCTCCGGTTGGCTTTTTATGAGCAACTTTACTTCTTTCTAAAAAGTGAGGTTCAATTAATAAACCAGTAGTTGCTTTAACTCTAGCCGGCAACATTTTCTTAATATCTTCAAACATTGATTTCTCATATAGTTTGATTAAGTTAATATATGCGTAAATATCTCTACCATCGAATCTTTGGAAATAATAATTTCTTAAAGAATCTAAACTACTATAATTTGGTTTGTAATCATCCGATGGGTCTCCAATATAATCATCTATGTTTAATCCACCAAATGATTTTGCAATATCGATATTCAACTCTTTTGTAGGAGAGAAGAATAAACCAACTCTATTAGAATCGGTTGGAGATTGGTCAAATGCCTTTTTAGTTACTCTATTTTTTATTGATAAATCTACACCACCACTAACATCATTACCATTAAAATCAGTTTGTGATTCAAATCTAACTTTATTAGTTGAATATCTACTAGCTCCGCCATCTGGTACTTCAAACACAACAGTTCTATCTATTGCTTCAAATTGATATGGGTATTCGGTAACCGGTGTGAATAGACCTGCCGTAGCTTTAAAAGAAGCAGATGGATTTGTTGATAAAATTACATTATTACCAATAGAGCCGGTTTCTTCTAATATATTTCTTGTTATTTGTAAAGAACGAGATGGGTTTAATTCTATTAATGGGTAATATATGTTAGTATCCACATTTATTAATGAAGATGTTGATGCTAAATTTTTCGGATATTCAAAATCTAAACGGAAAAATAAATCACTGGTAGATGCTGATATACTATTACCATTTATCATTTCTGGGAATGAAACATGTTCGTAGAATTTTTCTTTTTCTAATGGAGTAGACCATAAACGGAACTCATCTACACTACCTACAAAATTATTACCCAATTCTATAATAGTTCCATTTTCCCAATCAGATAATGTATTTGCAACACTAGCTGAATTTGATGATTGAAATATAGTTCGTTCTTTATCAGCTTGTCTTAGGTTTAATTCAAAAACACTATTAGAAACTCCCAACGTTCTATTAACTTCAATACCAAAGAATTTTCCATTGAATATTGGTAATAGAGATGAAGATATTGTATTTCTTAATTGATTGGAGCCAGAATATGTAAATTTAACTTGCCCATATTCACTATTCAAACTTCCACTTAATGATAAAATCATACTATTATCACTATCGATAATACTATAATTACCAGCGGTAGTTGGTTTTATAAATAATTCAATTGTATCAGGTTTTCTATTTCTTTCGGTATTTTTCCAATCCATAGAAATATAAGCTCCATTGTTAAATTTAAGAGCAGTTGTAATGTTATCCATTACTAATTTGCTCTTAGTAGAATTATTATCTATTTCCGGTCCGCCAAATTCAAATATTGAAAGATTTGAGGCAGGAATACCATAGCAACTTAATAAAGCATATATACCTCTTTTAGTACCTTTATGTTTTAATAAGTAAGGTAAGTTATTTACAATTCTTCTCCAAACTTCGTATGTTCTTTGTTTTGCTGGCGTTTCATATTTTTGAGCACCATTTGAATCCAGCCCAAATGTATATTCCCATAATTTTTCATCAGCTGCAAGATTTTTTGCATCCCAATCAAATGATTTTAATACATCAAATAATAATTTATCCGAAATACCATCTTTGGCTTTATAGCCCAATCCTCTACTCTTTTCAATTGACTTTGTATGATAATATATGTTATCAAAGTGCTGACCAACCATTGTAAAGAATAATAAATAACTTTCATTATTTTCATCATTTACAATATATTGTGGAATATTATTTTTAATAAAATTTGGATTATTATTATCCCAAATCGTAGCTAATTCAGTAATATTTTCATACCAATTGGAAACATTTATATTAGTTGATTGTAATCTAACACTACCACTATATGGCCAAGTTATAGAACCACTATTATTTGCTGTATATGAAGATGATGTATATAAGAATTTTTCAAATCCATCAAATGCATTTACTAATTGGTTTTTCTTTAATTGTTGTCTTTCTGATTCTTGTATAGATGATAAAGAACCACTATGTGCTTGTGATGCATTTGATGCAGAAATTGCTGTTTCATACGCTTCTATTAATTGTACTTTATATACAAAATTATCTACTCTTTCCGTTGCTGAACTAAAATGTACAAAGTTATTCCATAAATAATTATTACCATCCGTATAATCTATATTCAATTCATCGGTATTATTCAAAGATGAACTTAAATATGTAGATACTAAATTAGCAGAACTTGATGGTGATGTACTTAATATTAAATTATCTAAAGATTCATAATTAGTAGATTGTCCACTAACAAAATCAACATCAATATTAAAATTAGGTCCTTTAATTGTAGGGCAACTTAAATTATCTTGCTCATTTAATACAACCGTTTCAATGAGTGGATTACTCATTAATTTTGTAATCCAAAATGTTGAATTAGATGTTACATTAGCCGGTAATGGTGAATATAATTTTAATATAGTAGATTCTACAACATCATCATTCTTAACGATTTCATTACCTAATTCATCCGTAGATTTTTTAGATAATGTCCAATTATCTTCTTCCCAAGATGAAATTATAATTTGCTCATCATTTCCAAAATTTGCAAGATGTGTTAAATGTTTACTATCTCTATCCGGCTCTATAAATTTAAGATGTCCAATAAATGCATCATAGACCGATTTTCTAATAATATCTTCATCTAATCTAATTCTAGGATAAGATATGTTTGTAACTACAGTGTATTCATTTCCAATTAACTCCTCTTCCCCACCCCTATTAAATGGTTTAAATATTAATGTTACAGTATTGTTACCATTCCATTGAGAAAATTTATCAGCAAGTTGTCTTAAATTTATTTTAAAGTTACCATTTGGTGGTAAGTTTTTAAATAATCCAATTCTACTATTATCTTTTGCCAATAATTCTACATCAATAGAACTTACTGCAAATGAATTATATTGTACTTCATAATCAATTTGTAAATCTGAAAATGAAGGTACATCTATTGAGTCTGGATAAATAATTTGAGTTATAGATGGAAAATCATTTATTGCAATAAAGTTTACTAATACTTCAACTCTATCACCAGTTCCATATAAATCACTAACAGGTACTAAATATATTTTCTTAGTACCATATTGACTTCCAAAATCTTTATTAAAAAATAAACTAATATACCCCTGATTAGCCGATACTCTTATTGGAGAATCTGCATTTACATATGCATAAACATAATCGGAATTAGTTGTATTAAATGTAACATTTACAATTTTATCTATATCGGATTCTTTTATTTCCGCATCGTATTTAAAATTAGATACTACAATTTCTGGCTTAGCTACCTTAACATCTTTTTCTAAAATAGCTGCAACTACAATTCCACCTGCTAATTCGGATGATTGTATTTTAAAAAACTGACCTACTTTGTTCCAAGAAGAAAATTCAGTTGGATTTCTTTCAGCATTACTTCTTGATGTATAATATATAGAATTGTATGTATATCCTTCCGGTAAGTCTCCCTTTACTTCTAAGTTTACATAACTATTTTTTAATAAATCTGAATTTATTACTTTATCGTTAGTATTACTATTTTTTAATAAAATAGTCGAACCATCTACTATATTTGAACTATTATCAACAATTTCATATTTTAAAGATAATATATCCCCTAATTCCGATTGGAAATTAGAAGCAAATGCTATTTCATATGCAATAGTTTTTGGAGGTAGTGGGTCTCTAACAGGTCCGCCGCCGGTATCACCACCACTAATATTGGCTACTTTAAATTTAAAACGTAAATCAACAACCCCACTCGTCGATGATAATGTTCGTTCTGTACCAATTGTGAAACCACCATCATTGTTTAATTCATACTCTCTTACTAAAAGATTTTCACTATATTTGATATCATTTTTAGTTACTTGTGCTGATGTTGCTACTCTCGATGTATATTGATAGTTGTAATTCCAATTATAATTATTATATCCTGCTCCGTAATTATTATTTATATTATAAAGTCCACTATTATAATCATTATAAAAATTATAAGTTGGGTAAATATAGTCTTGATAATTTACATTAGGAGCGGGTGTAGTAGTTGGTTCTGTATATGTTTTTTCTACTGATACAATAAAGTAATTTGTAGATATTTTACCATTAACGTTTGCTTTATATGTTCTACTACTTCCAAATTGTAGTGCAGGAGAAAATGATACATCACTTGATAAACCAATTCCAACGCTTACATTATCTTGTAGAAATTCAGCAGATTCATCTGATATTAATGATATTTTCAATCGCTTTGCATCTCCATCCGAATATGATGGTGGTACAAATGTAGGATTTGGTAGTGTAGGAGCAACATATCCACCGCCGCCGCCTCCGCCGCCATCAATGAATGGTATATATTCACCATTACCATTGTAAGCCATTTCATTATTATCTATTGCTTTTTGCACAATTGTATTTTATTATAAATATCTTATGTTAAATTTTGTATACTCTCTCTATCAACTATATCCGATTGACCTCCAAATCCTCTTCCTTGTTCATAATAATCTCTTACGATTCCACCGCCGCCTCTACCGCTTGATGGTGGTGATGGAATAATTGGGTCCGGAGATGGTACAACTGGCTCAGGCTTAGGTAGACTAATAACCACAGGTTCTTCCGGTGTTATTGTAATTGGTGGGTCTGGAACAGGTGTTGGTTTTATAACATCAATAGGAGGTTCTTCTCTAGGAGGTGGTGGTAAGATTGGTGTATCTTGCGTTTTAACAACATCATCGAATTTTGCACTAATATTTTGAGGATTATATACATTTCTCTTAATAGTAGTAGGCGTACCAAATGCTTCTAAGTTATTTTTAATTTCTCTTCTAATTTCAGTTATTGCAAATTCTTTTGGTAATGATTTTAATGTAATATTTCTTCTTTTTAAAAATGAAGAATTTGCATCTATACATTCAAATAAAATCTTTTGAATTTCATTTGTTAGTATTTCAAAATCATATTGTTCACATGCTTCAAATCTAATATTTGATTTTTGACCAAAATTAGATTCTTTTATATTATAATTTCTATTATTAAGATAGTGTGTTACTGATGTTTTAAAATCTTCATATATCTTTTTTCTAAAATTATCAAATCTACTTAATCCAAAATCCTTTTTAAGTATATTAAAAAAATCATTTCCAAATTTAGAAGTCAATGATGTATCTATTGATTCTAAAAAAGTATTTTCAAATGAATTTAATGAATCTAATATATTTTTTTTATAGTATTTAAAATCTTTTCGTAAATTACCTAAATTATTAAATTCTTTAGTTGTTTTTTCGTTTATTTTAACATCTTTTGTTTTTAAAGGTATAATACGAATTTCTTCTCTACTTGGGGAAATTTCATGTATCCAAACTCTTTCTAAATCATTTTCAGAACCTACTCTGTATCTAACAAAATTCATATTGATTTTAAGAATACCATTTGTAAATCCTAAATCATTTAAAAGTTTTTCAGCATCAATTGCAAGTTCTTTTTGTCCACCTGCATTTGTTACATTGTACATATAATTTTTAATATCACCAGTTTTTATGTAAGCAACTTTATTACCTGTTTTATTTGGTAATAATACGTTATTTACATCGTATATAGATACTTCCATTACATCATATCTACATTCACCAAAATCGGCTTCTTCTATTTCATTTTTTGATACAATAAATAAATCATTCGCTTGAATGTATTGCCCTTCATTTGTAGAATTAGAATTTATACCATCAAAATTTGTATATTTTTTTATAGCCATTATGCTTATTTTTATGGTTCGTTTTTAGGGTAATCTTCTGGATGGTTTTTAACCAAATCAGCTGCGTAAGATTTTTTATCGGTTTTTCCATCAGCCATAGTTACAACAACTTCTAAATTACCTCCTTTATATCTAGCATTACTTGTCCATCCTCTCTTTTTCTTTTTTGAATCAATATCACCTGTTTGCGATTTTGATATTATTAAATTTACTTCTTTAGATTGACCGGCTGTAACTGTAAAATCCGTTTCTGCTGCTTGAAGCCAATTTATATTAGGAGGATTAGTTATTTTTATATTAACTTTTATATCTCTTTTATCATTATTAATGATACTAATAGCTTCTCCATTTTGCCAACGAGTTTCGTTGTTATTTCCATCTATTTTACCAACAATAGCGGTATCAGTTTTAGAATTTTTAGTTTTAACTTTAACCAATACATTTCCAGCTAATATATCTGCTCCACTTGCAATCGCTTGTGATTGTGTGCCTTGCTGAATTGCCTGTTGTTGTTGAACTGCTCCTAATTGAGATTGTAAACCTTCAATGATTGAGTTTAAAGAATCAATTTGTTTTATAAGAGCTTCAATTTGTGCTTTAAATCCCTGATTTTGTGATTGTAAAGATGCTCTCAAAATAGATTCTTCAACTGATTTTTGAACGGCTGATTGAATTTGATTTGAGAAATCTTGTATTGTTGCAGTTAAAGTACTTATCTGATTACTAAGTGCATCATTAACTTGTTCAATTGAGAGTCTATTATTTATTTCAGTTTGAACTTGTGCATTTAATCCAGCAACTTCTGATGTCAAGCTTTCTACTTGCTTTGTTAAATCTTCTACTTGCTTTGTTAAATCCAAATTAGTTGCAACTTGCTCATCATATAATGATTTTGGAACTAATTCTTTATTTGGTACAGGTATTGCCGGCTTTAATTCTTTAACTTCTACATCAATTGCTTTTAATAATTCTACATTATCAATTTTTGTTTTAGTCAATGGTTTGAAAACCAAAGATGATGCTATATTTTGTTCATCAACAATTGTCACACCATATTCATTTTTAGAAATGGCTGCAGAGCCTGATATTTTTAGAATTGATTCTAAATCATCTTTACGTTTTTCTGCTAACTTTTGTGCAATTGTTTCTAAAGGTGTTAATGCCATTATTCTACTATTTCAAATATTAATTTATTATCAATTAGTGTTGATATACCACCTTCAACTATTTTAAGTTTTATTATATAAGTTCTATTAGCCGGTAACGTATTTAGATTCATATTAAAATAATTAGAAGTACTATCACAACTAATTTTAGTATATGTTCCAAATGGATATATTACTTCACCGGTAACATAATCTTCCAATTGATAATAAGTAGTACTTGGTAAATATTTATTTTGGTCTAATTCATATGTTGTTCCAAATGATTTTAATGGAAACATATCTCTACCTTTAACTCTTAATTTAATTAAACTATCTTTTTGATATTTTGTTTTTAAATTAGTAAATACTACTTTATACCCTTCTTCAGCTGAACCGGTTACAGGTGCTAAACTTCCCGTTGCTATTATAGAATCATTCCAAACTATTTCTAATTTAGGTTCATATATTGTATTTGTTTCTTTTGAAAAGAATTTAAGTACACCATAATCATTTGAATCAATCGATGCTGATGTATGATGGTGTAATATAAATCCATTATTAGATAAACTACTACTAACCCATAAATTTACAATATTAGTAACATCCATTCTAATATCATCCGGCTCATTACTAAATGATTGCGATGCCATAGATGCGGTATACCAAGTACCGCCACCACCATTTGATATTGAACCGGTATCCGAACCACTTACATATGAATTTGGAGTTACCGTATAATCCATCCATTTATTAGTTCCATTTTTATAATACCAACTAACACCATCGGATGTTATATTATCAAATTTTGTACCAGTTCCCATATTCCAGCTTTGAGAAACTGCATTAGCATAAATTGTATATTCTAATGGAATTTCTTCAGAATTGGCTGATTTGAGATTTAAATAAGCTTTCCAGCCACTACCTGTTTCTAAATTTGAAACATCAAATTTAATTAAAGTTCTAGCTACATCAATAGTAGAACCATAATAAAGTTTACCAATCTCCAATAATTCATCTCTACCTGTATTTTGTTCGGGTTGTTGAAGATATATACTCGCGTCGTATGATGATGTATAAAATTTATGCATTATAGAGCCCTCCCTTTTATGTCTTTGTTAGGATATTTTACTTCGAAGATACAAGGGTCTAAGGAAGGGTAGACAATCTTTCCTTTTGTTGCTTGTTCTATATTATATTTATTTGGTGAGTAATTACCATCACCACCACATAGATTTGAAATTTTAACCAATGGTACACTCATTACTCCCTCTACATTTGCCAATATTAATTCTATTTCTGAAATGTTTATTGGTTTATTAAATGTCCAATTATCTATATCAAAATAATTTTGCATTTCAGTTAAACATTTACTTAATACTTCTCTTTTATTATAATTTGAATAACAAATTATTTCAAAATCTACTGCAATATTTACAATAAATCCATCAATCATATTAACTGCATCAGTAATCATTCTATACTCACCTAAATAAGTTTTAAGATTTTGTTTAACAGCAGGATTTAGTTGAGTTAATTTTTTATTTTGGTCATATCCAAGCATATACATATTGATAGCAAATGGATTGTTTACTTCAGCTATATTTGATTTCTTTTGAGAAAGATATTTAACTAATTCCTTTTGAATATCTGATTTAGATTTATCTTTCATACCATCCACTAATCCAACAAATTCTGCTATATTATTAGGACTTGCTAGAATGGATGATGGAGAATTGTTATCAATTTCACCATCAGGCGAAACATAAACTTTAGCAACGCTACCATATCGTTCTGGCATTGATAATGCTCTTACAATATAATCTTGTCTTGTTACTGCTCTATTTTGAGAACCAAATGTTGCTAATGCATTTTGTCTAATTTCTTCTATTGTTTCAGCTCCTCTACCACCAACTGCTGATTCTAAATTTTCAACTGCAATTGATTTCTTCATTGTTTCGTATAATGTTATATCATTTACTGACAATAAATCTTCTTCAAATTCTATTCTAGTAATTGTAGTTAAATCTCCTGTATTTACATTTGATGAAATACCACCACCTGTCAAATATTTTATATTTAATGAATTACCTGCGGGTGAAATTCCAAATGTATTTGTTTTTAAAAAATTAGATGGGTCAATTCCCTGATTCAATCTTTGAACTGAATTTGCTAATCCCAATCCTACATTTTTTGTATTTGGTAAAATAGTTTCATCTGGCATAGAAACATCTCCATTTCCAAATTGTAAATCCATTGTATTATCTGAATTTACTTTTACTGAAAATCTTCTTGGTACTTTTTGTACTTCTAAAATATATGGTACTTCATTTGAATATGAATTTAAATCACTATTGGATTCCATATTAGAATTTTCTACAAATATTGATTCTTGTGCCAAATATGGTACTTCATAATATTTGTTACTACCTTCTGTTACAGATACTATTTGTATAACATCAGTATCCGATAATGTTATGGATGGGTAATCGCCATTTGGTACTATTAAATTAGTTTCTTTTTCTTTAGCAGATATTGCTTTTACTTTTTTAGTTACTAAATAAAATGTAGGAGCTCCTGTTGCTGTATCTCTACTATGTACATCAATTTCTCTACTACCCGAATTGGCAAAATCAACGGCATCAATTGTTCTAAATATAACACTTCCATTTGTAGTAGATGATATTTCCATACCATCTTTTATTTTTACATAATAATGTTCATCGGGCTCATAACCACTTCCACCAGCTATTGTTTTTGATGGTACTAATTGATAAACAGTCATAGTAGTAACAGCCGGAGATGTTACTTTTGGTTTATATCCCATAGCTTGTGCTAATGCTACAACGTTTTTACGTTCAGTAGCATGAGATAACATTGATTCTTTTAATTGTGTATCTTGATAAAATGAAAGTACATCACCTATATAAGATGCCATTTCAATAAACACCATACCAGGTGAAGATTCATTAAAATCCGAATATGTATTTGGGAAATATGTTTTAGCATATTGAATTAGATTCTCTCTTAAAGAATCAAAATCTTTACCAACATAATTTATATTCTTAGAATTCCCCCAAGATTTTTTAATACTCTTTACTGCCATTATTAGTTATTTACATTTATTGTTACCGATTCGGATAAATTTCTATTTGATTTTAATGAAAAATTAATTTCTACTCCGAATTTATTTGCATCTTTATATTCATCATTATAATCAACAATGATTTCATCTATTTCTAAATAAGGTAACCAAATATTAACTGCTTCACTAATTACACGTTCTACTTCATAATCAATTTCACCATCTGTAATTGGTTCAAATAATACTTTCCATATATCACATCCAAATTCAGGCTGCCCAACTCTTTCACCTTTCTTTGTTAAAATTAAATTAGTTAAGTTAGATTTTGCTTGTGTTAATGTTGTAAAATTTGTAGCAAATATTCCACCAGCTTCAGACACTTCATTTATACCAATGCCTAATACTTTGTAGTCATTTACTGCTAAATCCGTTACATTAACTTTGCCAAGCTCTATTGCCATTATTTAAATCTCTTTACTAATTCTGAATAATCTCTTGTCAATGCTTTTATTGTAGCATCTTGTAAACCATCGCCCGTTGATTCAAATTGTTGTGGAATATTTTGGGGGATTTGAATACCTTCTCTAAAATCCATTGTTTCCCAATCGCCTTCCATTGTTTTTTGTGGTTGTATCATATCTAATACACTTCCTCCACCTTGTCCACCTTCTACTCTTTCAGCTGCTGAAAATGGTTGAGTCATATTCAAAATCTCATTTATCATTGGGTCTTTTGTAAATTCTCTTTGTGGTTTTTGCGATGGTTGTCTTTGTTGTGTAGTAACTGCTGGTTGTCTTTTAATAGTAGTATTCACCTCAGTTAATTCTGCTAAAGATGGTGTTGATTTTTTTTGTGTGTTTAATGTAACCGCACCAGACTTAATTAATTTAATTAATTCTTCTTTAACTTGCGTTTTTACTTCATTCTTAACCACTTCCTTAATTAGTGATACTAAAATGTCTGATTTCATAAAATTATTGTTCTGTTTGTTAATAAATATTGAAAGATAAAATTAATCCAATGATTAACCTATTATAGTATATCCGGACCAATTCAATACAGCAGGTGCTGGTGGAGCTGGTGGTGGGTATTGTGCCATTACTGACATTATACCACTAACTCCCAATAAATGTAATTGAGCCATATTAACAAATGGATTCAATAACATATTTGTTTGAAAAGTAAATGCAATTGTTGGTGGAATAAAATGAATATTTGGTATCTTTGGAATTTTATCTTTTATTAAATCATAAGCCATTGCCTCTAATTCTTCTTTTGTTGGAGTTTGTTCTTCTATTTGTTTTTGTAGTTCTTCTTTCTTTGGAATTTTTGGTATACTAATTCCGGGTAATTTTATTTCAGGTTCAACCCCATCTACTGTATCTTTTACAAACTTTTTAATTTGTTCTTTAGTTGGTTTAGGATTTGGTATACTTTCTGCTAATTCTACTGCCGATGCAATTATTGTTATAAATGGTGCTAATATAGCTGCTTCAATTGGAATAATTAATTGTTTTTTTAATTCTTCTATTGCAGCTTCTAACAATTTCTTTTTAGCTTTTTCTATAATTTCTTTTTTCTTTGGTAATTCCGGTAAAGGAATTTTGATAGCTTTTTTTGCTTGAGAACCAATTGATGGCTTTTTCTTTTTAGCTTGTTTAACTTTTAATACAATAGTTTTACCTGCTTTAACCGCAGGATGTTCAGCTATCTTTTTATCAACAGGTTCTTTTTTTAATATTTTTTGAACGGTTTCATATACTTTTATATCTCCAATTGGTGGGATATTTATTGTTTGTTCTTTTAATTTATCTTCTACGGCTTTTAAAGCCTCAACTTCTGCTTTATGTACAGCTGCCGATGCTGCCATTGGTATTGGATTTGGTCCAATGTTCATAATAGTTCCAGGTGCTGGTGGTGTTGATTGCCATCCTCCCGGTTTTAATAAGGGATTGGGAAATGGTGCCATTTCAGCTCCTAACCAATATGCATCGAATGCCGCCGGATATATTTCTGCTAAAAAATTAAAATTTTCATCTCCATTTTCTTGTCCTTTTTTAAGTGCAGATTTCATAACATCTATCATACCTTGAACGTTACCATTCATAACAGGTACTCCATAAATCATATCACCCCCTCTTTGTATACAACTATGATATTCATTTGCATAGAATTCAGCAAATGCCTCATTATCTCCTGCAAATTGATAAGATATCATTGCTTTTAAAACATTAACTTTAAATAGTGCCCAAGACATTATGATTTACTTAAAAAGTTTTTAGCCGATAATATAGTTTTTAATTTACCTTTGATTGCTTTAAATGCTGCTGCGTTGGTTGGTCCAGGTGAAGTGGGGCCGACAGGAGTTGCATAAACTTGTTGAGTTATGGCATCTATTAATTCACCCATTATTTTTACTAATTCACCACCCAATACCATTTTTTGTACAGCTGCTCCTGCATCGCCTTCTCCTTTATCTTTACCTAAATAAATTTTACCACCACTATCTGAATTTAGAAATATCTTATTGTTTCCTTTAGAATGTAGTGTTATATTTTTATTAGTATGTACATATACATCTTTTTCAGCATCTACTGTAAATGTACCATCGGTAATTATGCCAGTATTACTTTTACCAAATATGATAAATTCTTTTGCTTTAGCTGATAATATGATTCTATCCGAATTAACCCATAATTGGTCACCTGTTAATTTATCCGATGTTGGAAATTCCTTAAATGCATCTTTTGTTTTTTTAATAGTTTCTTTAAATGGAACTTTTACTTTTCCAGATGTTAAATAAATCGATGTACCATCTTCATTGATATCTTCTTCTATTAATTCTCCAATTGGCTTTTCATCTAATTTTGGATTTTGTTTATTTCGTATGAATATAGATGGTGATGATGTCTTATCATCTTCGGTTAAAAATAATTCACTAAAACGAATTGTGTTTCCAACTCTACCTTGTAGTATTGTATCTCCTACTTTTGGTTTTAAGAATTTAACTTTTTCGTTTACTTTATATTTTGATTTTTGCGAATCTTGCTTTGATTTATTTTGATTTGGTGTACCCGTTTCTTTACTTTCTTTATAATCTTTTGAATTTGTACCACCACTTGCAGAAGATATATTTCGTTCTTTACCTACCATAGAAGTTTTATAATCTTCTCTATAATTAGGGTATTGTGTATTTGTATATGGTAACCAAAAGCATTCATTTCCACTTACTAATATAAGAACTGTTTCTCCTATAATTGGATATGTTACATTATTTTTGTCAAATGGGAAAGCATAGTTTTCTTTTAAAATTGGAGTATCTCTTTGAAAGATAATAGCACCTAAAAATCTTGCATCTTTTTTATCAAATTTTTTGTTATCATTATAAAAAGTTACAAAATCATTATCAGTTTTTAAATCTAAAAAATCTTCTGATTTTAAAAATACTTTTGATACAGTTGCTAAAAATGATTCCATTATAATTTAGTTTTAATTTCTTCAATTTCTATTTGAATATCAACCAATTTTTCATCCGATTTTTTTTCTACTTCATTTATAGTATCTTCCATATCTTGAAGTAATTGTGCTTTTTCAGTTTCACTTAACCAACCATCTTCACCAATACCTTTTGCTTCAGCCGATGCTAATCTTTGAGCAATATTTGCTAATTTAATTAAATGGTCATCATTTTTAATTGATGAATCTATTAAATCTTTTATAATAGGAGCTAGGACGGTTGCTTCTCCCACATTACGAATCAATTTACGAAGAGATTCAATCATTTCTGAAATATTCTTCTTTTTAGTTTGTTGATTTTCGTAAATATCTTTAAATAATGATGATAAGTTTTTACCATCAAATAATTGAAATTCTGATGCCATATTGTGTATTTATCTACTAATAATTATTTACTTATTAAAAACTTACCCAAAATCAGATAATTCATATCACAATTATTGAATGTCCAAATTGCTTTTTGTGGGTCATTGGTCATTGTATGGTCTTTTAAATTAAATGATGTATTCAATAGAATAGGTGTTCCAGTTATCTTTTCAAACTCTTTAAGTAAGTCATAGTAAAGTGGATTATCTTCTCTTTTAAGTGTTTGTATCCTTGCTGAATTATCAACGTGAGTTACGGATGGAATATTTACACCTTCTTTAACTTTAACAACCTGATTCATATATGGAACATCTTCATCTGATAGAAAATATTTTTGATAATCTTCTATTGTAACTGTTGGAGCAAATGGTCTAAACATTTCCCTCTTTTTGACAACTTTATTGATTCTATCTCTAACATCTGGCAAATGTGGATTTGCTAATATAGAACGATTACCCAATGCTCTTGCACCAAATTCAGTTCTACCTTGAAACCAACCAATTATATTACCTTCATTAATTAATTTTGCAACTTCTTTACATAATATTTCAGAAGTTTCATACATTGTAATACTATTACCACGAACTCTTTCTTGTAGTATAATTTTAAGTAATTCTGGTCCATTCCATTCTTCACCTAAATATGGAGATTGATTATCGCCTCCCTTTACTTTTGGGTTACCCAATGTTTGATGATAATGATATAAACACGCGCCGATTGCAGAACCACTATCCGATGGAGCAAATGGAATCCAAATATTTTTTATTGATGTATGTTTTTTAATTTTACCATTAGCTGTTCCGTTATATGCACATCCACCACCTAATACTAAATTCTCACTACTCCAATTATTTGTTACATTATTAATAATATAGTATAACGTACTTTCATACCATTTTTGCAAAGATGCTGCCAAATCTTTATGATGTTGTTCAATTGGTTCATCTTTAAATCTCGGTGGAAATCCAATTAACTTAATAAGTTTTTCATTAAACATATCGGTTTCGGATGTAATGTATGTAAAATATTTTTGGTCAATTGTAACGATATCTCCTAATCTATCCCATCCGGTAATTTTATCAAATACTTGTTGGTATTTTGATGAATCACCATATGGTGCCAATCCCATTACTTTATATTCACCTTC